TTAAAAAACATTTTCAATGATGCTAGTTGCCTTTTTCATCATATCATCATTAACGTGACTATAAGTTTTCATTGTTTGTTTAACATCATGACCAAGCAATTTAGCAGCTGTTTTAAAATCTACTCCATTAGATATCAGAGTTGTTGCATAAGTATGCCTTAACTCGTGTATGGATATTCCAGCAAGTTCTCTTAATTTAGGATTTAGATATTTATCAATACTTGCTACATTAAAAGGTGCAATCCTATTATAAATATCAGTTGGATAATTTTTTCTATAATTTTTAAGCTCTTTTAATGTGTTATTTGATATTGGGATTATTCGATAAGAATTTTTACCTTTTAAATCTCCAAAACTAGATTTTTTATTCTCCTTAGATATTTTCCATTGCTTATTAACATCTAAAGTCAAATTAATTTCATCTAAATCACTCCAGGTAAGCCCTAAAATCTCTCCTAGTCTCATACCAGTATTAGCGGCTATAAAAGCAACTATATAAAATTTACTGCCTTTTAGGCTTCTTAACAGTATTTTTAAATCTTTTTTATTAAGAGCTTTTTTATCAACTTTATCTTTATCTTTAGGAATCTTTATGTTTGTAGTAGGTAATTCAACAATTAGATTTAAATCATCTCTCACATATTTAAAAAACACATTTAGTCGTCTTAAATATGTTTCTATTGTTGAAAATTTAAGTCCTTCTTTTATAAAACAATCAACCACTTTTTGTACATCATATTTTTTTATATCTTTGATTTTTTCATCATTTAAATTAGAAAACTTGGAAAAAGTATTTTTATAAGATTCAACAGTGTTATATTCTTTATATAAGATGCTATGTTCCAAATACATTTTAGTAACTTCTTCAAAAGTTTTTTCGTTATCATTTATATTTATATTATTTTTAACAGTAGACTCTAATTCTTTTACTGTTTTATCAATATAAGGTTTTCCATCTTTTTGGGTTTTAAATCCTTGTTTTGACTTTTGTTTCCACTTACCAGTTGAATCCTTATAAGAAATAATGCACTGCCAACCTTTATCTTTTTTTCTCCAAGTAACGTTATAATCCATAATTTCACTTCCTTTCACTAGGTGTTGTCGTGACAGTTCAATTTATGATACTTTCCTATACTTCCTTTGGATTTTTATTACCTCTCTTTATCATATATGTAACACTATTTGTAACAGTTCTTGAAATATAAAATTCAGTAATACCAATACTTATAGTGATTCTGTTACAAATAAAAGTGTTACAATATATAATAAAATTCTTTTATATATTACATATTTTTATTTTTAATTTTATTTATATATAAAGAAAACTATTTTATTTGTAACTCTGTAACAAACGTAAATTGAATTAGTTGTATCAACGTGTAGAAGGTGTTACAGATGTTTTAGTCCATTTGTCACACTCTGTAACAAAATAGTTCCAAAGTGTTGGTATTACTTATACCTTATTTGTAACATTAAAATAAGATTTTGGTATATATAAAGAGCTAGCAATTTGTTCTATAGTAAAACCTTCAAACTGTATTGGATCTAAGTCTATATTTAGTAATTTAAAAGCAAAATAATTAGCTTGGCGCTCTAATTTACCAATATTCAATAAATCCTTATTAAAAGCAGCTTCATAAATATGAGTGTGCAATAATGAATGCCCTAACTCATGCGCTAAAACAAATTTTTTATATTGCTGGTTTAAATCATTTCTAATAAAGACAATTTCATTTCCAAAATAATCTCTGTTATAACAGGCTTCATTTTTTCTAAGTAGAATATTGCTTGAATCCAATTCCATTATATCAATTTCTAAATAACCATATAAATCATAAATATCATTTGTATTATAGATGTCCTGTAAACCTGAAATTGTATTGTCTATCCATAAATACATCCCAATCACCCTTTTATGTTTATTTTTTATACTTGTAACTTATTAATTTAAGTTGGTTTAGTAATTCATTTGCAAACTCAACTATTTCATCGTCGCTCATCTTTTTTATATCAAATCCACCGAATCCCATGACAGCAGGTTGCTTTAGTATAAATTGCATAGCTGCTTCAGGAGTAGTAAATTCTCCAGTAGTATAAAGCTCTGATTCTTCTTTAAGTTGGTTTGATTTTTCAACATCTGCATATATTTCATCAACATATTTTTCAAATGTTGCAGGGTATGAGGTGTTTGTTTCAGTTGCTATTTTGGATAATAACTCTATAAGATCTGGCTTAGACAATTTTTCTTTTGTCCAATTATAATGCTCTAGGTCATAGATTATTTTTTCGATTTTTTTCCTTTTATTATCATCTTGAGCAATTCGTGATACTAAATTAGTAATAGAATACTCTTTATATTTTCTACATTCCTCAATGGCTTTTCCTAATTCAATATAGTTTGCTTTTTCAGATAAATCTCTACTGCTATACTTCTTATCCCATTTTCTTAATTTTTCTTCAGTTATTGGTTCAGATCTCATTAATTCATCTACAGTAACTTCCAATGCGTCTGCTAACTTTTTTAAAGTTACTATAGTTGGATTTTCTTTTTCTCCACGCTCCATAGCACTTATATAACTAGCATTCACACCACTTAATCTACTTAACTCATTAACCCCTAATCCTTTTAGTTCTCTAATTCTCTTTATGTTCTCACCGAACATGATAATCACTCCTTAATTAATAAATATTATTAATATTATATCCTCTAAGAATATAATATATTCTCTTAGCACATAAAGTCAATAGTAAATTGAAGAAAAATCAAGAAAAATGCTGACAGAACATGATAAATTTCTCTAACCGTGTTCTCAAGGAATACAGATATTTGATGTATGCCGACAGTATATGATACTATATACTCACAGAACACGAAGGGGGTGGAAAAATAATTGAATAAAATTAAAGAATTTAGAAAAATAAAAGATTTAAGCGTGTATGACTTATCGGATATGACTGGATTAACTCCAAGTTATATTAGTAACCTAGAGAATGGTAATAAGACCAATCCAACAAAAGACGCTATGGAAAAAATAGCAACTGCACTTGAACAAACTGTTCCAGAAGTATTTTATCCCGATAAGGAGGGCAAATAATGAATAATCTTCTTACACAACAAGATTTAGCTAAAAGGTGGCAAGTTAGTGTTAAAGCTATAGAAAGTTATAGAAAAGAGGGAATAATAACTCCAGTTCCAGGTATACCCTCCATACGATTTAATCCTCAACATATAGCAGAGCTGGAAGGAACCAAGTTAGAAAGATTTAGTCCCTTGGAAAGAAAAAAGTTTGAAAGAGAGATTGAAGTGCTTGAACAAGAAAATGAGAAGCTTAAAGGTATATTAAGTCAAGCATTAGCTAGTTTAGCACCAGTTATTAATTTATAGGATAGACACTAATAAATAATGTCTTATAAATAAATTTTGGGAGGGAATATAAATGATTAAAAAATTATTAGCAGAAAGAGGTGTAATTTTAACGAAAGAATTATCAGAAACAGTAATCCAGGACATTAAGTTCAATAAAATTGGTTTTAAAAAATGTACAAGCTTAGAAGAGTTACTAACTATAGCAGAAAGATGCAGTGCAGCACTTAAAAGATGTGCTTAGAAAGGTAGGTGATGCCATATGTCACAAGTAACACTTTACCCGCATCAGGAACAAGCGTTAAATCAAACTAAAGATTTTAATAGGGTAGCTTATTACTTGGATATGCGGAATAGGTCTTGGTAAGACCTTCGTAGGAAGTGAAAAATTAAAAGAGCTCAATACCAATGTAAATTTGATAATCTGCCAAAAATCAAAATTACAAGACTGGTATGAGCACTTTAAAACTTATTACCCAGAGTATAGCACATTTATATACACTAAAACAAGAACTATACCAGATAAGTCGGTTGTAATAATAAACTATGACTTAGTCTGGAGAAGACCAGAGTTAACTTATTTAAAAGATGTTACCTTGATGCTAGATGAAAGTTCACTTATAAAAAACAGCACCAGTAATAGAACTAAATTCATACTTAAACTTAATCCAAGTAATGTGATACTTCTGTCTGGTACTCCTACTGGTGGAAAGTATGAAGAGTTACATTCACAAATAACACTATTAGGTTGGAAGATAAGTAAAAAGCTTTACTGGCAGCAGTTCATTAATTCTATATCAATAGATATAGGTGGTTTTAAAGTACCTAAAGTTAATGGATATAAAAATGTAGATAGACTTAAACAAAAGCTAAAAGATCATGGAGCAATATTTATGAAAACTGAGGAAGTGTTTGACCTTCCAGAGCAAGTAGAAATACCAATTATGATTGATAACACTAAAGAGTATAAGAAGTTTAAGAAAGATAGAGTCATCACTATTAACGATATGGAGTTAGTTGGGGATACCTCACTGACTAAGATGTTATATCTCAGACAGTTAGCTAGTCAATATAATCTATATAAACTAGACAAGCTTAAAGAGCTCCTAGAGAGTACGGAGGATAGAGTGATAATATTCTATAACTTTACATCCGAAATGGAGCAAATAAAGAGCTTATGTGAGAGGTTAGAAAAACCAGTATCAATAGTTAATGGAGATAGTAAAGACTTAGAAAGCTATAAATCTAAAGACAACACAGTTGTGTTAGTACAGTACCAAGCTGGAGCCATGGGACTTAACTTGCAACTTAGTAATAAGATTATTTATTACAGTTTACCACTTGCTAGTGAATTATTTGAGCAAAGCAAAAAAAGAACTCATAGAATTGGACAAACTAGAACTTGCATGTATTGGTACTTAATAACTAAAGACAGTTTGGAAGAGGACATACTGGAGACATTGAAACAGAGAAAAGATTATACAGATAAATTATTTGAAGAGTTGGAGGGTTAATGAATGCTTAAATTAACACTTAAAGACGTTAGGGAATACCAAGACAGGATGAATGTTGTACGAGCTAATGGATTTAAAGCTAAGGATTTCAAAGAACTAGGTAGGGAGTTAAGAGACAAATTTAACCTTACGGATAGACAAGCAATTAGTATTTTAAATGGTAAGTCAGATGAAATACTAAGCATATTAGAAATGGAGGAAATATAAATGGAATTAAAAGTTATAAAGACAACTCCAGCAGAAGTGAATTTTAATTATGATGAAATATCAAAGCATTTAGATGAAGTGCTTAAGCAATACACTGGAATAATTATTACTGAAGACACTGTAGCAGATGGGAAAAAAGTTATTGCAGAGCTTAGAAAAGGTCAAAAATCTTTAGATGAATTTAGAAAGAAAACTAAGAAAGAGCTAACTGCTCCAGTGACAGAATTTGAAAACAAGTGTAAGGAGCTTAGTAAAAAGTTTGATGAAGTTATAAATCCAATAAGCGAACAGGCAGAACAGTTTGAGCTTAAGAGAAAAGAAGAGAAAACTAAAGATATTCAAAAACTCATAGATGAAATGTGCAAGCTGAAAGGACTTGATAGTTTACCACTGGAAGAGAGTTACCTTAATAAATCCACATCATTAAAGAGTATTAAAGCAGAGTTAATGAAAGCTGCAGACAACATCTTACTTCAACAGGCTACTCTTAAAGCTAATACAGACTTAATAAAATCTAAGATTGAGTATGTTAATGTTAAAAATAATTTATCTCTAATAGATTTACCATATGTGAAAATGTTGGAATATGCAGATATTCAAACTGTATTAGAGCAAATAGAAAAAGATGTTGAAGGACTTAAAACTACAGCGGCAACTACAGCAATTAAACCAGTAGTACAAGCTCCATCCAAAGATGAAGAAATATTTGTTGATGTATATGAGATAGAAGGTACTGAAGCTCATTTAAATACTCTTGAAGAGTTTTTAAATGCTAATGGTTATAAGTGGAGTATTAAAGAATAATATTTCAAAGTACATGTGAAATGATTTTGTTTACAAAAAGTTAATTGGAAAATATGAAATCAACTTTAAATTTTTTAATAAAAACTTGTATATAGCATTAGAGGTGAGATAAATGGCAGCAGAAAAGCAGTTTGAAAATGAAATAAAGAAATTTTTATCGGAGCTACCAAAGACATGGTTTTATAAAAATTGGAGTGGTCCATATAGTAAGAGTGGTATTCCAGACATAATCGCTTGTGTTAATGGTAAGTTTGTTGCAATAGAAGTTAAAGCATCTAATGGTAAGCCTAGTGAGCTACAGAAACGCAATATAAGGCTCATACAAGAGGGTAATGGGCTTGGATATATATTATATCCTAAAGACTTTGAACAGTTTAAAAAGGACATTAGAGAGATTTTAAGGAGGGTAAACTTATGAATAAAGAAAAATGGCAAGAGAAAGCTGATGAACTAGTAGATTCAATATTGGACTTAAAAGAAAAAGGAAAAAGAAATAAAGAAGATTTGGACTCATTAAAGATGGAATTAGTTGATTTGTTAGAAAGTAAAAATGTAAATGAGTATGTAGGTAAGAATGGAAAAGCTAACTTTGTTGACTTTGAAAGGGAAGGTCTTGTTAAAGAAAATGTAGTTGAAACAGTTGATGGAGTAAATAAAGGAAAAATTAAAAATATAAATATGAAGGACCTTACTAAGGAGATTAAAGTTCATTTTATAAATGTGAGGGGGTATTTGGGTGATTAAAGTTATACAAATAAATGATACTTTAAACGTCAGTTTTGATTACTTAGCTTCACGTAAGATGTTAGAAGTTAACTTCAATGTGGAGGGGTAAGTGAGTATGAGTTGTAAATGCGCAAAGTATGAAGCTGATGAAGGAAGATATTACTGTGAAGTATCTGGAAGTCAATGTATGTATATGTTTCCAGATAGTAAAAGATGTGCTGAAGAATTTGAAGAAGGTCCAGATACCAATGAGGAAGATGGTGATTAAAATTTGCAATACTCACATTCAAAGGTAGAATCCTTCAAAGGTTGCCCTTATAAGTACAAGTTAAGATATCAGGATAGATTAAAAACAATACCAAATCAAGATGCAAATAATGCTCTTATATGTGGAAACACAATACACACCGGAGCAGAGAAAGACCTATTAGAAGCATTAGAGTTTTATAAAAGTAACTACTATGTGTTAACTGATTTACACATAAATGAAATTATAAAATTCGAGTACCTAATACCAAAGATAAAAGACTTATTAACTGATATCAATATATATGCGCAAGAGTATTTAATTAACACTAAAAGATTCAAAGGTATTGTGGATTTAATAACACGTAACCAAGATGGTTCAGTAGATGTATTTGATTTTAAATACTCAAATGCCATAGAGCATTACATGGAAAGTCCTCAGTTACACATTTATAAATATTTCTTAGAGCAGCAAGGATTTAAAGTTAGAAAGTTAGGATTTATCTTTATCCCTAAGATTTCTATAAGACAAAAGAAAGAAGAAGATTTATATCAATTTAGAAAAAGACTTATGACAGAATTACAAGCTAGTGAAATACAAATAGCAGAAGTGCCTTATAACTCTAATAAGGTTGTAGAGTTCTTAGATAATATAATAGACATCACTGAAGCGACAGAATACCCAAAGAATCCAACTAATTTGTGCGGTTGGTGCGAATATGAAGAATATTGTTTAAAGGAGATTGATTATATGTTATTACCTAAAAATGAAAGAAGAGAAAGAAAAATAGACACTAATCCAGACTTATGGATATATGCTGATAGCTATGTTGGAAAGTCAACTTTTATAGACCAATATGACGATTTACTATTCTTAAATACTGATGGAAACACAGACAATACCACAAGTCCAGTAATAAGAATTATGGACAAAGTTTGGTATGAAGGAAGAATTCAAAAGAAAAAATTTGCATGGGAGTTTTTCATTGAAGCTATAGAAGAATTAGAGAAAAAAGAAAATGACTTTAAAAGAGTTTGCATTGACTTAGTGGAAGATATGTATGAACATTGCAGACTTTACACATATGACAAGTTAGGAATAGAACATGAGCAAGATGCTGGCTTTGGTAAAGGATGGGATATGGTTCGTACTGAGTATTTAAGTGCTATTAAGAGATTAAAGAACCTTGGATATCAAATAATTTATATTTCTAAGGAAGTTGTTAAAGAAATTAATCTTAAAAATGGTGCTAAGTTAACCACTATAAACCCAAATATAAATGATAAAGTTGCAAATGTTCTAGCTGGTACAGTTGATTTAACTGTTAGGGCATACATGAAAGATGAAGATAGATTTTTACAACTAGAGAAAAAAGAGAATGTATTTGGTGGAGGTAGATTTAATTTTAAGGTTAAAAAAATTCCACTAGATATGAAAGAGTTCATAAAAGCTTTGGAGGAAGCACAGCAAGGAGTTAAGACATATAGCAAGATGACAGAAGAAGTTTCAGCAGTAGATAAGGAAGAAGAAAAACCAACTAGAAGAAGATCCAAAAAAGAAGATGCTCCAGTTGAAGATAAAAAATCAGAAGAACCAGCTGCTGAAGAAACTAAAGATAATGCTTCAGAGGAAGTAAATGAATCTAAAGAAGAAACAAAGGAAGATAATAAATCAGAAGAAAATAAGGAAGAGGATAAACCGGTAGAAGAACCTAAGGAAGAAGAAAAGCCAACTCACAGACGTAGAAGAAGAAAGGCCGATGAAGAGTAATATGTAACACTGATATTTTATGCGATATATGTAAAGATTATAAAAAAATGAAAGCGAGGAAAATTAATTATGGCAAATATATGGGAGAAATTTGATAAAAACATAGATGTTGAGGGATTAAAGAAAGATGCTGCGGAAGCTGCTACAAATGGTGGAGGAGATTTTAAAGAAGTTCCACATGGGGAATATGAAGTTAAAGTTGAAAAGTTAGAACTTAAGGAAAGTAAAAAAGGTGATCCAATGTTAAGCATTTGGTTCAAAATTTTATCTGGAGAGTGTAAAGGTAGTTTAATATTCTATAACCAAGTTGTAAGTACAGGTTTTGGGCTACACAAGGCCAATGAAATGTTGAGGAGTCTAGATAGTGGTGGAGATGTTAAGTTTGAAAATTTTAAACAATACAATGAATTACTTATGGATATATCTGAATCTATAGATGAAAATTTAGAGTACCAACTTAGTTATACAGCTAATAAGAAGAATAGTAACTTCTCAGAGTATGAAATAAAAGACGTATTTGAAGTTTAAGGGTGATGGGGAGTGTACAAGCTCCCCTTCTTTGAAAAAAGGAGGGTGAAATAACTAATTTAATGATTGAAATATGGAAACATATTAAAGGTCATGAAGGATTATATCAAGTCAGTAATTTAGGAAGAGTTAAAAGTTTAGAAAGAAAATCATATGTAGATGGTAGATTAATAAAATCTAAAATATTAAAAACAGGATTAAATAATCCAGGATATAAATTTTTAGTGTTAAGGAAAAATGATATTAGTAAAAATAGAATGGTTCACCGATTAGTAGCTGAAACATTCTTAAGTAATCCCAATAGTTATTATTGCGTTAATCATATCGATGGAAATAAACAAAATAATAAAATTGATAATTTAGAATGGTGTACTCAAAAACTTAATTTAAGACATGCAATAAAAATAGGATTAGTTGAGAATCAATGTAAAATAACTAGAAAAGTTACTGTCAAATATAATGAAAAAATAATTATATTTGAAACCATGAAAGATTGTGCGGCATATTTTGGATTTAAAAAAGGATGGTTGCATAACCAAATAAGAAAACATGGGTGTACTTTCAATTACAAAAGTTATGAAATTGAAGTACATGAAAGGGGAGTTGCGTAAAATCATGATTTTTTATGATTTTGAGTGAAGTATTTAAACACGATTGGTTAGTGGTAATTAAAGATACTGACACAAAAAAAACACACACCATAGTAAACAATACAGAAGAATTAGATAATTTTTATGAAGCCAATAAAGATAATATTTGGTGTGGCTATAACTCAAGGGGCTATGACCAATGGATACTTAAAGCTATAATTGCTGGATTTAATCCTAAAGAAATGAATGATCATATAATTGTAAAAAGTCAAGGTGGGTGGTCTTTCAGTAGTGCTTTAAGAAAACTCCAACTATATAACTATGACATTATGACAGATAAAACTAAAGGTTTAAAGCAGTTAGAAGGATTTATGGGCAATGACATAAGAGAAACTACAGTAAGCTTTGACATAGATAGAAAGTTAACTCCCCAGGAGCTAGAGGAAGTTATATTTTATTGTAACCATGACGTAGAGCAGACTATGGAAGTATTTATAAATAGAATTGAAGAGTTTGAATCTCACATGAGTCTTATAAAAGCTTTTAAACTACCTTTAAGTTACCTCAATAAGACTAAGGCTCAGTTATCAGCTATTATATTGGAAACTGATAAAAAAGAGCGTGAGGATGAGTTTAACATAACGATAGTTGATACACTTAAGATTACTAAGTACCAACATATAGTTAACTGGTATAAGGAAACTCGAGATAGTTTGTCAAATGATGAAGTTAAATTAAATGAAATGTTCTCAGATGAAAAGATAAAAAAGAAGTTTTACAAGAATACATTTTTAGAAGTTGAAGTCGCTGGAATTAAACACACATTTGGTTGGGGTGGGTTACACGGTGCCAGGGATAAATACATTGAAGAAGGTATATTTATCAACTCAGACGTTGGGAGTTTTTATCCAGCACTTATGATAGAGTATGACTTTTTAAGTAGAAATGTAAGAGATAAGAATTCTTATAGAGCAATAAGAGATAAGAGGTTGGAATTAAAAAAAGCTAAGGATCCAATGCAGCAGCCATACAAAATTGTTTTAAACAGCACCTACGGAGCCTCAAAAGATAAATATAACAATTTATATGACCCACTACAAGCTAATAACGTTTGTATAAATGGTCAACTAATGCTACTGGATTTAATAGAAAAATTAGAAGATAGATATATGTTAATACAGAGCAATACAGATGGTGTAATGTTTAAGCTTAATAGTAAAAAAGATATTCCAATTTATAAAGCTATCTGCAAGGAATGGGAAATTAGAACAAGAATGAGTTTAGAGCATGAGATTATAACCAAGGTAGTACAAAAGGATGTTAACAATTATATAGTGGTTCATGAAGATGGAAGTGTAAAATCCAAAGGTGCTTATGTTAAAAAGTTAGATCAATTAGATTATGACCTTCTAATAGTAAATAAATCAGTTATGGATTATTTCATAAATGGAACTACCCCAGAGGTAACTATAAATAATTGTAATGACCTAAGAGAGTTTCAGAAAGTAGTTAAGATTAGTAGTAAATATTTATATGGCTGTTACGGTAATACTAGATTATCTGAGAAGGTATTAAGAGTATTTGCTAGTAAATCCAGGAGTGATGCTGGGGTATTTAAAGTAAAAACAGAAGGCGGAACCAAAGAAAAAATAGCTAATACTCCGGATAAATGCTTTATAGATAATACTAATATTGGAGATAAAAAAGTACCAAGGAAGTTAGATAAACAATGGTATATAAATATGGCTTGGAAAAGAATTAAAGATTTTATAGGAGAGTAATAATGAAAACAAATAAGGATAAGTTTATGGATTACGTAAACTTAAGAATAAAAGAGAAAAAATACAAAGATAGATTATTAAACTCAAATATTAAGGACATACAAATTAAAGGTATGGAGAAAACCAGACGTAGAAAAATAGGTCAAATTTAAGATTTTACAAAGCGAAGTAAAATTAAATACTATAAAGAAAAACAGAACTGGAGAAGATATTGTGAAAAAAAGAGAGGTAATAAAAACTGATGTATATAGATTTAAAACCATTAATATATAGCTTAGAACCAACTCTGTCTGGAGAAAGACCAATACTAGCAATACTTAAGTCCGGTAAGAGAGTTGATAATGAAGCCTATATAAAAAGTATCCAAAAGAAAGCAGAGAAGTTAGGGGTAAATATCTTAACAATGGATTTAGAAAACATAGTTGATATAAGCAAAATTTTATGTGAAGTACAGGTTAAGTCGGATGCTGTATTACCAATAAGACCTTTCTCCTCAACAGAAGAACTGATAATAAAAGCATATTTGGATTATAACAAGGACGTGGACAACTTTGCTGGGAAAAGTAAGTTTGAAAACTGTACTGTAGAGGCAGTTAAAGAAATACTAAATTTCCTTCATATAAAGCCACAGAAACAAGTTGTAATAGTTGGTAGACATTTAGGCCTAGAGATAGCCTTATCTCTCTTAGAAAGAGATTTTACCCCTACTATATGTCATTCCAAAACAGAAAACTTAGAACAGTATACAAAAGATGCAGATGTAATAATAAGCTGCACTGGAGCTAAGAATATTATAACTAAAGATATGGTAAAGGTAAATGCAACAGTTATAGATGTAGGCCTTGGAGATGTAGAAGAGGATGTTATGTTGAAAGCTTATGTAACCCCAGTACGAAACGGTGTTGGAGCAGTTACAACGCGAATATTGTTTAGACATATCTTCAACACAATCTGATAATATTGCGTAGGAAGGAGAATTACATGGCTATAATTTATTTATCAAGTGAAAGAAATGCTGATGATTATGGTAATTGTTATGGCTATTATGCTGGGAAGTGCTACACAAAAGATGGAGAAGTCTTTCCTGTAACTGATAGTGGAATAACAGATAGAACAAAAAAATATACAAGTGAAAAAATGGCTATTAAAGGAGCAGAAGCAATTTTAAATAAATGTGGATATGTATTATCGTATAAAATAGAACAAATCGAAGATGTGACGTAATACAAATATTAGACGACATAAACATAATTTTCTATTATCATATGAAAATTAAATGATATAAAGGATGATGGTATTGAGTAAGAGAAGTGAACCAATTGCCAAGGTATTGCCGTATAAAAGCTTCAAGGAAAAGTTAAGACTTACTAATAAACATCTAGAAACATATAAAATAGAGGACTTGGGTGGAATCTTATACATGGAAAGGCGGTCCAAATAATGAAAGAAGTACTAATGTGGTCTGGAATAATAGCCATAGGCGTTATTACAGTAATGATTACGAGTTATGTCAAGAGTATGACATTTGAAAGCATGGAGTTAGAAAGGCCTGATTTAATTGAAGTGGAGGAATGTTAAAACATGAATAAAATTGAAAAACATGCTGATATATGTGTTGAACTAAATAAATTATATGAAGCTAAAAACCATGACTATGGCGATAGCTTTGGTAAGGGATTTAAAGAATATGGACCAGTTATGTCAGCTATAAGATTAGAAGATAAATTATCAAGATTTAAAAGTTTAATTAAATCAGATGCCAAAGTTAGAGATGAAAGTATTATAGATACTCTTAAGGATCTTGCGAATTATTCAATAATGACTGTAATAGAAATGGAGGTTAAAGAGTGATTTATTTAAGCGAGTTATATGAATTACAAAATGAACTAGATAAGTATATTTTAGAAAAGAAAAATAAGCAATTAATGCCTAAGCAACTCCTTACTGATACATTATTAGCATTACAAGTCGAAGTGTCCGAGCTTGCCAATGAAACGCGTTGCTTTAAACACTGGAGTAATAAAGGTCCATCTTCAAAAGATGTTATCTTAGAAGAATATGTAGATATATTACATTTCTTTTTAAGTGTAGGTAATCAATTAGGATTTAGTGCTAAGGAAATAGAAGATGCTTACTTTAAGAAAAGACAAATTAATATTAATCGAGTAAAAGAGGGATATTGATATGTTAAAGGATTATTTAAATAAAGAGGAGCGAGTACAGCTCCTTTTCCTTAAAAAATATATAGATAATATTGACGAAATGTTAAATAATAATAACCTTACTAAAGAAGAACATAAGGCACTTAAAACAGCTAGAACTTGGGGGCTTAAAGGTTTTAATAGTAAGGCTAAAAGATTAAATAATAGTGCTATAAAAACGTTTTGGAATAGTGTTAAGAACGCTTATATAAATGTAGAAGATAGATATGCCGTTGAAATGTATAACCAAAAATTAAGTAGTAAACTAGATGATTGTTATGAAATGAACAGAGATTATTACAAACTAGTCGAATTAATATTTTATTATAATTGCAGGAATTGCGATAAATGCAATAATGATTGTGAAATATACAAGGAATTTGAAGAACGTTGCATTCCAGAGCCAACTGGAGAGGATCTAGGAAATTGTAGATATAGTTACAAGGAGTGATAACTAATGTGGAAAGGATATATACCTACTGGGGGTAAAGATGGAAAAACACCTACAGAAGACTACAAAAATAGAACTGAATTTTATTCTTTAAAAGATGTTGAAACCCTACAAGGTTATGGAGGCGTATTACAAGATGATTTAATACAAATAGATGTAGATGATGGATCACAAGCTGATGCACTATATGAAATAATTAAAGATATGAATGTTAACACTAGTGTACTTCAGACATCTAGAGGGAAACATTTTTACTTTATTAACACAAACATAGATAAAAGAAAGCAAGGGTATTATACCGCGTTAGGATCAAAAATAGATGTTGGTTTAGGAGTTCAAAATGCAGTAGTACCTCTTAAAATCAAAGGGAGAAAGCGTAAGCTCTTACAAACCACTGATACTCCAGATATACTTCCAATATGGTTGAGGCCACTAACTAAAAGGGAAATTAACTTCTCGAGCATGAGTGAAGGTGATGGAAGAAATCAAGCTTTATTTAATTATATTCTAATCTTACAGAGTAATGGTTTTACTAAGGAAGAAATAAGAGAAACTATAAGGATTATAAATAAATACATTCTCCAGGAGCCACTAGATGAGCGTGAGATTGAAACAATCTTACGTGATGAAGCTTTCATGAAAGAGAGTTTCTATATAAAAAGTAAATTACAATATGAAAAGTTAGCAACCTATCTGAGAGATAACGAGAAAATCATAAAAATAAATGATGAATTGCATATGTATAAAGATGGTTACTATAGCAGCGACATGAAAGAAATTGAAAAAGTTATGCTTAAATATATAAACAACTCTACCAACAGTATTAGAACAGAAGTTATAAGATATCTAGAGTTAATATGTCAAAATACAAAAATGTCTAATCCAAAATATATAGCACTAAGTAATGGGATATTTGACTTAGAATCTAAAAAATTATTAGAATTTAGCAGCACCTATATAATTAAAAATAAAATTCCATGGTCATATAACCCTAACGCGTATAACGAAACTATGGATAAGACTTTAGATAAAATATGCTGTAATGATAAGAACTTAAGGTTGCTAACAGAAGAAATGATTGGGTACACGTTATTCAGGAGAAATGAATTGGGTAAGGCCTTTATACTTACTGGTCAAGGTGCTAATGGAAAATCTACACTACTTGAAGTGCTAAATGAATTATTAGGGGAAGACAATATAGCTTCAGTATCCTTAGAAGAGCTTAATCATAGGTTTAAGACCTTTCAGCTTGAGGGGAAGCTTGCAAATATAGGTGATGATATTTCTAATAAATATATTGAGGATAATAGTACTTTTAAGAAATTAGTTACAGGAGAAAAAGTCAATGTAGAGAGAAAGGGAAGAGATCCATTTGACTTTAAAAATTACTCTAAATTAATTTTTAGTGCTAATGAGTTACCACGAATAAATGATTTATCAGGAGGACTTAAAAGAAGACTAATATTTATTCCTTTTAATGCTACATTTTCAAAACGTGATAAAGACTATGATCCTTTTATACTAGACAAGCTAACAAGTCCAGAAGCTATAGAATATTTACTCAAATTAGCACTCAATGGATTGAATAGAACACTTAACAATCATTCATTCACTTACGCAAAAGTGTGTGATGACGTTTGGGAAGAGTATGAAGCAATTAATAATCCAGTAGTAGCATTTTTAGAGGATAATGATATAGAAAATGAACCAGTAAATGAAGTTTATTTAAGGTATTCAAGCTGGTGTAGTGAAAATGGTCTTAAGAGTGTATCCAAACCTGTTTTTGGTAGAGAAGTTAAAAAGCAAGGTTATAATTCAGATACTGTAATTAGAGTTAATGGAAAGCAAAAAAGAGTTTATAAGAAAATATAATATGAAATAATCAGTAAATAAAATATAAAAATAAGTTCTTTGAAAATTGAATAATGCGGTATTAATGTAAAGTAAATAATGTTAATATATAAAATATATAGAACAAAAAACATATATTAACAGGAGGGTTCGTATGGATAAAGGTGAGATTGAGAAAACAATCAAAGCATATTTAGAAAATGGAATAGTCACTAAGAAAGACGTTGATAGTATGGGTGGTTATTCATTGGCAAAAAAACTTCATGAAGAATTAGATGATTATTTAAAGAAAAATGGTTTAGCAGATGAGTCTAACTTAACACAAATTTGGGCACAAGATAAATCTGATTATCAAGATGTAATATACGATACAAATATTTATTCATATAGTGAAGTAAAAGAGTATATGAATAAATATGTTTTAAATAAATAATTTTATGAAAAATACCGTATTATTCAGAAGAATGAATTCTACGGTATTTTTTATGTCATTATAATTGGATGATTCAAGAAACTGCTATTGTTACAGATAAATGACCTATCTGTAATACCTCTCCAACATAGTAATAGCAACAGTTACAGCAGTATCTTATAATACACTTTGTTACAATAAAGCGTAAATATCTGTAACACCTTATAAACTAGCAATATCAACGGTTTATGTCTGGTGTGTTACAGGGTTACAGATATTTTCAACTTCTTTATATAAAAATATATTTAAAATAAAAATATATAATATATAAAAGAAATTATATATAAATATGTAACGCTTTTTTTGTAACAAATTAGGCGTAAAGCATTGATATTCCTACATTGTTATTGTTACAAATACCATTAAAAAATGTTACAAATAAACATAAAAAAGAGGTGAATCACATGAATTTATATAAAAAAACGGAGGCAATATTATATAATTATAAAAAAACTAAGATTGAAATAAAAAATCTAGTATTAGATCTTGAAGCGCTAGAAAATGATTATCAAGGTGTACAAGCAATAGGATATGAGGAACGCTCTTCACCAACGAATGCATTTAATAGCAGTGTAGAGAATGAGATAATAAAAAGAGATGAAAATATATTAAAACTTAGAAATAAAATAAGACTTAAAGAAATTGAAATAGAAAAAGTAGATAATGTACTTAACTCTTTAAATGAAAGAGATAAGTATATTATTAAAGAATATTATATAGAACGTAATCAACTAAAAAATATAAGTAAGCATATTAATTTAGAAGAAAGTTATTTATCTAGTTATAAGAGTAAATTAATTAAAGATATCTCAAATATAATGTTTTTACAAGAACAATATTAGAAAATACTTAGAAACATCTTGTATCATGCTAATATATTAAGGTTAAAAAGGTTATATAATAGTATCATAGAGAAAGACGTTAAGAGGAGAAAGTCGATTTATGACTTTCTTTTTTTTATGTCCTTTTTAGGGTAAAAAGTACCCTATTAGGGGTGAAAAAGGTATAAAAAAGGGTGTAAAGGGGGTGAGAAAATGGCCAAATTAACCGCAAAACAGAAACGATTTTGTAATGAGTATCTAATTGACTTAAACGCCACTCAAGCCGCCATTCGTGCGGGTTATAGCGTTGAAACTGCGGGATCAATAGGAAATGAGAACTTGAAAAAACCTTTAATAGCCGCGTACCTTGAAAAGCGTATGGCAAATCGTGAAAAGAGAACCGAAATAACCCAAGATAAAGTTTTAAATGAATTGGCTAAGATCGGCTTTGCTAATATTGATGATTATGTTGAGGTTGAAGATCACGGATCTTATAAAGATGTAAAAATAAAAGCGACCAAAGATATTCCAGATGATAAGATCTCGGCAATTTCTTCTATTAAACAGGGGCCAAACGGCATAGAGGTTAAATTACATGATAAGGTAAGAGCCTTGGAGAATCTTGGCCGCCATTTGGGTATGTTTAAGGACAAAATTGAAATATCCGGAACAAATGAAATTAAGGTAACTTTAGAAGATTAATAAGTTTCAATAGAGTACAGTTCTATGAAACAAACTAAAATTAATGATTTAAGTTGCAATAGAGTTCTAAAAATATATTTGAAACGTTGCACAATAAACATTGATTCTTTTGAAACACCTTGTTATAATTAGAGTATAAATTAATAGTGAGGTGTTTCAATAATGAGAATATATGGATATATGCGTGTAAGTACAAAAAATCAAAACTTAGATCGACAATTTGTGGAGTTAAAAAAATATGTTGATGAAAGATACATATTTCAAGATAAACAAAGCGGGAAAGACTTTGAAAGAAAAGAATATCAATTAATGCGTAAAGTGGCCCAAAAGGGTGATACGATTTACATTAAGTCATTGGATAGATTGGGAAGAAATAAAAAGCAGATCAAAGAGGAACTAGAATACTTTCAAAATGAAGGTGTAAGGGTGAAGGTTTTGGACATTCCAACTACAATGATGGAGATTCAAGAGGGCCAAGAATGGTTAATCAATATGATTAATAATTTATTGGTTGAGGTATTGGCAACAATGGCTGAGCAAGAAAGAAATAATATTCTACAAAGACAGGCCGAAGGAATTGCAATCGCCAAGGAAAACGGCAAATATAAAGGCCGTAAAAAAATTGAGGTTGATGGTACTTTTAAAGCTGCATACGATAAGTGGAAAGCCGGAGAGATCACCGCAACAAAGGCCATGGAATTAACCGGATTAAAAAAGAACACCTTTTATAGAAGAGTTAAAGAATACGAGAACGCATAGGCGTTCTTTTTTTATGTGCAAATGAAAGGAGGCTTAACAATTGGAACCGCTTAAGATCACCATTAAGAAAGAAATATTTAACGATGCTTATTTACCACAATTACAGAATTACCAAAGCAGATTCAACGTTTATTATGGTGGTGCCGGTTCCGGTAAATCTCATTTCGTTGTACAAAAGATGATACTTAAATACTTGGAATTTCCGAACCGAAAATGTTTGGTAATCCGTAAGGTTGGTAATTCGTTAAGGGATTCCATTTTTGAGTTATTTAAAACGGTGCTAAGTGATTGGCAGCTATTGAATAGGTGTGAGGTAAAGGATTCTTTATTGCATATCATATTACCAAATGGAAGTATATTCATATTTAAGGGCCTTGATGATTCTGAAAAGATCAAATCAATAGCCAACATCGACGATATAATCGTGGAAGAATGTACCGAAATAGATAAACAAGAGTTTTCACAATTAGGGTTAAGACTTAGATCAAAGAACCCATATAATCAAATTCATGTAATGTTTAACCCAATTTCAAAATCGAATTGGGTTTATGAAATGTGGTTCCAAAATGGATATGATTCAAGCGATACCGTTGTGATAAAAACCACATATAAGGATAATAAATTTTTACCGGATGATTATATTAATGCGTTACTTAAAATGAAAGAAACCGATCCGGTATATTATAGGATCTATGCGCTTGGTGAGTTTGCATCATTGGATAAGCTTATTTATACAAATTGGGAAGAACTTGACTTCAATTGGCGCGAGTTAATGAAAGAAAGACCATACGTCATAGCATCATTTGCGCTTGATTTTGGATACATAAACGATCCTAGCGCATTTGTGGCCATGATCGGCGATCTAGTCCATAAAGAGATCTATATATTTGATGAGTTTTATGAAAAAGGCTTGATGAATGATGCCTTGGCGCAAAAGATCATCAAGAAAGGATATGGAAAAGAAATCATATTTGCCGATAGTGCCGAGCGAAAGTCCATTGATGAGATCAAGAAATATGGAGTACCAAGGATTAAACCCGCCAAGAAGGGTAAGGATTCGATCATCAATGGTATTCAGTTCCTTAAGCAATTTAAAATATATGTTCACCCATCATGTGTGAACACTATTGAAGAATTAAAGAATTATGCTTGGAAAAAGGACAAGATTACCAAGGAGTATATTAATGTGCCTATCGATATGTATAACCATTGTTTAGATGCTGCGAGATATGGAGCACAAGGGTTTAAGATAGGTAACACCACATATGATCGTAAGATCTATGGTAAAGGTAAAGGCGTGATAAGAATTGGCAAGACAAAGCGAGGGGGGAAGGTATTTTAATGAGTACCATTAAAGAACAATTATTAAAGTTAGATGCTGCAGAACTGGAAGAAAGAAAAGCATCCTTACGCGATTTCCTTTTCTATCATGGAGAATGTGACGATAAAGAGGTAGCACAAACAAATGCGGATTTATTAGGCCAAAACTGGATCACAATTGATGATCTTGATTATGTACCATCACAGATCATAGATAACAAAATCAAGCCTTTGATAAATAAACAGGCCCGTTTTATGTTTAGCCGTAAGCCAGATATATTTCTTAAGGCTTATGATAATGCCAATGCTGATGCCGTACATGAATTAAATCAGTATATAAATATGATCTTGGATGCTAATAAGTTTTGGAGTGAAACTATGAAAGCTTTCAGATTGGCCACAGTAACAAAGAGAGTAATGTTGAGGTTAGAGGCCAACCCTAATATGCCTGTTCGATTATATTGGCATGGAATTAACGATTTTACATATGAAGTCGATCCAAACGATCCAAGTAATTTAACAAAGGTAATATTAGTTAAGCAAGATCCAAATACTATGGGTAAGATATTGGAACATCAAAGATGGTTTAGATACACATATTTTATTGAAGGTGGCCAATGTAATCTTATGACCGAGGTTTTCAATGGCAACCAACTAGATTCACCCATCGAGAGTAAGACTATTCTCACAAAGCTTACGAGAATACCATGTTGGGTAGTGTGTAATGAACAAAGCATTGGTGAATCACACGGCGTAAGTGATCTTAAGGATCTTAGGCCATTACAAGATCAATATAATAGAAAGCTTTCCGATTTCAGCGATGCGTTAAGGTTTAATATGTTTGGACAGGATGTATTTATCGACGCAACCGCGGAAACTGTTAATAATGTTAAGGTTGCACCTAATAGTGTTGTGGCCCTTGTATCACTGGATGATAAAAAAGCCGATTATAAGAAGGTTGAAAATACTTTCTCAAATGCAACACCCGTTAAGATGTTTTTAGACACCCTTAATGATAGTATGTATGAGAAATTGGCAATACCAAAACCGGAAGAAATGAGAACCATTGTTAGTGGTAAGGCCTTTAAATATATGTTTACTGAATTAATGGCCCGATGCGATGAAAAATGGATAGATTGGGAGCCAGTATTTGTACAACTAGTACAAATGATCGTTGAATCATGTAGTAAATTTAATTGTTATGGTGATTGGCAGAAGGAGTGGGGTTCTCTTTCTTATAATGTAATAATTAAGAGAAATTATCCTATACCAGAGGATGTTGAGGATAAGAAACGATTGGCCATGGAGGAAGTGAGTGCCAATGTAAGGAGCCGTCGTAGTTATATAAAAGAGTTTAGCGATGATGAAACTTATGAGGCATTATTTACAGAAGTGTGCGAAGATCTTGCGAAAATCACTGCAGCAGAAAACGAACTATTTAATTAACTTGTTACCATCATTATGTTATAATCATTTATAACGTGGAGGTGGATAAATTTGGGCGAATTTATATTTGCATGGTTGTTTTATGCTTTGGGTTTAATATGCTTTCTTTCTATGGTTGTATGTGCGATTAATGGGCCATGGTTTAAAGGGTATACCAAACGTGAAGCGTGTACCATATATAGTTTAATTGCAATTTTTGCATTATATATGTGGTATGCACTATTATATTTTCATATATATGTATAACGCCGGTTGATGGCGTTTTTTTAATGCTCAAAAACGGGGTGATGAGGATTGAATGAATACTTAAAACTAATTGATGAGGCTCAAAAGAAAAGAATCAAGCTTACGACGGATCAAGTTAAGGTCATCAGAAATATGTATAATGAAATATGGCGAGATCTTATGGAAAGATCAAGAAATGCAAAGAGTGGATCAATTAATGAACGATGGTTAGAAGATTTCCGAAAGCAATTCAGATCCGCGGCAAGGGAATTAAGTAAGGCATTAGAATTGAAAATCACCGGAGCCATGGAACAATCTGCAACATATGCTGCAGAGATACAAAGTAAAATGTTTGATATGTTGGCCATAGATCCAGACTTTTCAAATATGTTTACAAGAATACCAAAAGAGGCGTTAGCTGAATTAGTTAACGGAGGTTTTTATAAGGATGGTAAGGGCCTTTCAAAACGTATATGGAATAATGAAAAGAAGATTAATGCAGATTTTGATTATATAATACAAAAGGGCCTTGCCGAGAAAAGATCCATAGTGGATATTGCGGAGGATCTATCCAAATATGTTAACCCAAATGCTAAAAGGGATATGGATTTTAAAAGAATATATCCCAATATAGGTAATAGGAAGATTGAATATAATTCATTTAGATTGGCCGTAACCTCAATATCTCACGCATATCAATTAAGTATGCAAAGATCTTGTAAGGCTAATCCTTTTGTGGAGGGTATTCAATGGCATACTAGTAATTCACACCGTAATACTTGTAGCATTTGTCTAAGTAGAAACGGGAAAATCTATAAGTCAGATGAATTACCATTAGATCATCCCAATGGAATATGTTATTTTACCCCAGCGATTAAAAAATCCATGGAGGACATAGGATTAGAGTTAAGGAATTGGGTTAATGGTGGAAAAAATAGCAAGTTGGATGCTTGGTATAATCGGTATGGTGAACCATTGAGTGAAGAAAATAATTTATTTAGGAAAAACAATAAAGATACTTACAATATTAACTATATGTCAAATAGGTTTGTACCTAAGTTTGGTGAAGAACAAGAAGTTAAGCTAGGTAATTTGGTAATAAAAGAAAAGAAAGTAGCTAACAGCCAATTTAATATGTGGACTGATATTGATACAACAAATAAAAACAAAGCCGTAAGGTTATATGAAAAGAAAATTAAAAGTATTAAAGATAATTTACCACAACGGTTGGAACTACCTAAAATTTCAATTATAAATTTTGAAAAAGTTGGCTTGAATAAAAAAGCAATAGGAGGTTACCAAAGGCAAATTAATACAATATTTATGAATAGTAAGTATGACACAGATGCTAAAATATTAAAATATCTAAAAGGCAAAGAAGGATATTTTGCAAGCATAGAATCAACCTCACCACTGCTACATGAATTAGGACATAAATATCATTATGATTTAGTAGAATTAATTGCAAACCAAAAAAGATTAAGTTATAATAATGCTAAAGAAATATTTGATAGTGAAATTGAGAACTATATCTTAAGTAAATCTTTAACCCCTAATATGTTTATTGAAGTTCAGTTAAGTGGATATGCAGCTGATAGTTATATTGGGATCGATAGAGTTAATGAAATTATTGCAGAATACTTCAGCATTAGAGATAATAATAAAACAGAATTAGTTCAATTTATAGAAGATTATATAAAAGGAGTTGAAAAAACATGATGATTGTGGATGAAAGATATGAAATAACACGTAAATTAGCAAGAGTATTTGAACCATACATTGTTATGGGAAATGCTCGTGATTATTTAGAAGCTACAATAAGAGAGGATGCACCACAAAATGCAAAAGATGCTCATAAGGAATATATTAAAATAACAAACAAAATATTAGAAGATAGAGCAAAATCAATATTCTCATAATTAAGCACTTACTTAGGTAAAATTGTAAGTGCTTTTTTCATACCCAAAATTAATGGGGCCTTGTGAAAACAGGGCCTTTTTTATGTGAAAAATTAAGGAAGGAAGATGTAAGATGGCAAAGTTAAAAGAGATTTTAGGGGATGCATTTAATCAAATACCCGAAGATTTACAAAAGAAGTATGAAAATATCGATCTTGTGGATGGTACGGAGTATGTTAAAAAGTCCGACTATGACGAATTAGACAAGAACGCGAAACAGTATAAGAAGGATATTTTAAAGAGAGATCAAGATCTTAAGGATCTTAAGGAAAAAGTTAAGGACAATGAGGAATTAAACAAAGAGATCATAAGACTTCAAGGTGAGAATGAAAAGGCCAACGAAGATCACGAGGCTGAAATTAAAAAGTTTAAATTTGATGCGGCCTTAGAAAAGAAGTTAGGTGAGTACAAACCTAAAAATTTAGGAATCCTTAAAAAAGCCTTAGAAATGGAGAAAATCAGCCTTGATGGTGACAATATATTAGGTTTGGAAGAACAGATCACAAGGTTAAAAGAATCAGATTCATATTTATTTAGTGAAGAATCACCACAAGGTGGCACAGGATCATTAGGTGGTGGATCTAGTTTAATTGATGATAAGAAAGGCCAATTAAGTTTGGGTGCTAGGTTAGCAGAACAAAGAAAGAGTGCGAACCAAGTTACAGAGCTTCAAAATAAATTTTTCAGTTAAAGATTAGGAGGATTAGAAATGAGTTATGAAAAGCAAACAACCTACATGGGCGAAAATAAGTCCATCTTAAAACTATCGGGTGAATTATTTCAAAACGTGAGTGTCAAAGCTGCAAAGGCTGATCTTACGGCTGCCTTAAATGCCGATGAGGTATTACCGGCGGGAACTATACTTACACAAGATGGTAAGTTTGTTGATGGAACTACCATTGCAGATGATAAGGCTTACGGCTTAGTTTATAGGGATGTAAACTTCAAATATTCCAATGGTAATGAAAGTGTACCAGTAACGGTATTTGGATTCATAAATGAATCAGCGTTACCGGTTAAACCATCAACAACGGCAAAAGCAGCTATGAAAATGCTTTTATTTGTATAATTTTAAGGAGGATTAGGAAATGGATTGGAGAGATATTATAAACGTTAAGGAAATAGCAACTTACATCACAGAATTAGCACCAGAAACAACTATCGGTGAGGCGTTATTCCCAAGAAAGAAACAACTAGGCATGGAACTTAAATATATCAAAGGAGCAAAGCAAAAACCGGTTGTGTTAAAACCTTCAACTTTTGACGTTGCCGTTAAAGTAAGAGCACTTAAAGCACAAGTTGATGAGGTTACAAAGGATATGCCATTTTTCAAAGAATCAGTAATGATAAATGAAAAAGATAGACAAGATTTATTATTAGCTATACAGGCAAACAACCAAGATCTTATAAATGCTATCGTATTAAAGATCTTTGACAATTACAATGATCTAGTAGATGGCGGAGATATGCAAATGGAAAGAATGAGGATGCAATTACTTTCAGATGGTGGAGTGATCTCTATTGTTTCAGATGATGGTGATATAGTTTTCGATTTTGGAGTACCGGCAAAACATAAAGAGGTTTTAAGTGGCACATCTAAATGGAGCGATACAGTAAATTCAAATCCTATAACTGATATTATCAGATGGGTTAGAAAAATGAGGGATGAAGGTAAGATCGTTAATAGAGCGATTTTAGATTCAACTACTTTTGGATGGGTAACGGCTAATGAAAACATTAGAAAAGCTGCTTATCCATTAAACCCAAATTATATTGCATCGGATGATGAGATCAAGGCATTTGTTCAAAATAAAACAGGTGTGGCCCTTGCGGTAGTAAGTGGAACTTATAAACTTGAAGATAGTTCGGAACAACCATATTTCCCAAGTGGTAAATTTACATTAATCCCAACTGGAACACTTGGAGCGACTTACTACGGAACAACTCCAGAGGAGGCAGATAAGATGTTTAATCAAGGTGCAGACGTAGCGATCGTAAGAACAGGAATTGCTATAATGACGATGAAGAAAAGAGATCCAGTGACAGTACAAACAAAGGTATCACAATTAGGTATGCCGAGTTTTGAGGCTGCAGATGATTGTTTCTTTGCTACAGTAAACTAATTTATGGCAGCCTTTACGGGTTGTCATTTATATTTTAATTAAGAAAGGATTGATTAATTTGGCTAAAAAATTATTTGTTGCTAAAGCATTAGTAAATATTACTCATAATTTTAAATCTGTTAAGATTGGGGAATCTTTTAAAGTTAGTTTAGATGATGCAAAAGAATTATTAAAAAATAAATACATTGAAATGATTGATGAGATGCCATCAGAAAATGAGGGTGAAAATAATGGTGAAGATAACAATGAAAATGAGGATTCAAAAGGCGGTGAATAGTCATGGCCCCAACATTATTGGAAATCCTAAAATTTAATCTACAAGAACGAGAATATCCGTATTTTGAAGATGCAGAATTACAATTATTGCTTGATTCCCACAATGGAGATCTTGCCAAGGCAAGTTATAAAGGATGTATTTTAAAAGCTGCGGCTGATGATGCCATGACGGTATCCGGAATAAAATTAGAATCAAATAGAGATTATTGGTTAACCCTTGCAGAAACCTTTAAGGGTGAAATTGTAACTACTCCAAGTACTGGTGGTTATGTAACAAGTCGAAGGAGGGTTGATGGCTGCTAATGGGTGTAATTAATAGAGAGAAGATAAGTTCTAAGATCTACAAGCAACTTGAACGAAAAGGACTACTAAAAAGCATCAAGATATTACGATGTGATGTGAACGCCTTTAATGAAAAAGTTGATAATCTTTATGTGTGTACGATTCAAGCTTATTATTATAGAAATGATATTAAAATAACAATTCAATCCTTCGAAGGTGCATCGTTAAACCGAGGTTATGAGGATAAACTATTGGTTAGTAATAGTGATGAAAGTAGAAAGATCCGAAAGGATGATTATTTTATTCTTGACGGTGTAAAATACAAGATCTTAGACTTAGGGAATGTTGAAAATATTATTTTCAATATGACCTTAGAACGGATGTGATTAAATGAACATTGATATTAAGGGAGTATTACAAGGTTTTGTAGAGTTTGAAACAAGGGCCAATGCCGCCATGAAAATTTACGGTGATTCTGCCGGAAAAAAACTTGAAAAAGAGGCTAAAGAAAATGCACCATGGGAAGATCAAACTGGATTGAGTAGAAAGACGATTAAAGGTGGTAGTCAAATGGATGGCGATAAGTGTGTGGTTTATGTTGCGGGAAATACAGAACATTTCCCTTATTTGGAATTGGCCAATGATAAAAAATATGCCACATTGCAACCATCAGTAAATAAGCTTTCTCCAGAGATCTTAAGGGGTATGGATAATTTACTAGGAAGGTGATAGTATGGGTAATTTTAATTATATTGTAAACGGCAATACCTTACAAAACTATTTAATAGACAATACCGCGCCGACTACATTATGGCAAAGGATCTATTTGGAGTTGGCAAAGTTAGACTTCGAGGTATATTCAATTGGTCAAAAAAGAGATAAATGTTTAAAAAGTTATGTAGTTATAAAGGAAAATGGCACTCATGCTATGGTTGGGAATGTTGCCGGATACAAATTGTTTGACATAATCATTTATCACCCAATGGATCAATATTCAACTATGGAGGCTTATGTTGAAAATATTAAACAGGTATTAAAAGGTATTGATGAGTTAAGGCCCACTGGGAATGAAACGCCTTGCTTAATAGATAGTGAGGTACAAGCATATACAACTAGTGCTCAATATCAACAATTTAAGAGATTAAGGAGATAAAATCTATGGAAAAAACATTAGTCAACGTGAAAAAGGTTAATTTTATTGATGAAGTTACAAGTGTAATGCATACAATTGAAACAAGTGACGAAATAGATATAGAACCCATATTATCACAAGGTAAAAGGGATATATTAAGGGTTAAAAATAAGATATATGGAATTAATGAAACAGAAGATATAGTTATAGGCTACAAATTGAAATTAAAGGATAATTTATTTAATATGCAAACTATGGCCCTTATTGATGGTGGAGTGGTAGAAGGTAATAAGTATTCTGGAACTGAGGCCGGTGTAACAATAGAAAGACATCAGTTCACAATGGAGATATTTACAGAAGAAAAAGATTATTCAAGAACAACTGGATATGCAAAATTCACTTATAAACATTGCAAAGGGAAACCGGCAAAATATAAAGTTAAAGATGGTGAATTCTTAGTTCCAGAATATGAGGCTGAATCTATACCGTTTAGAGGTGAAAAACCAGTGGAAATAGAGTTTATGAGCACTATGCCTACAGATCCGGTAACACCTTCAACTGGTGATATGAAAGTTGTAGGTGGAACGGTTACAGATAGCAATTCAGATGTATCAGTTAGCATAACATCTAATATAAAGTGGACATTCACAAATGCAATAAATCAAGATGATGTTAATTCAATAAATTTTGCAGTAACTAAGAAATCAGATGGTAGCATGGTATCTGGCGATGTAACTATAGACATAAGCAAAAAAATAGTAACATTTGTACCAACTAGCATAGGAATTGGTATAACCTATATAGCGGAGGCTAAAGCGGTAAATCTATTAGATGGTTCCGGAACAACAACACCAATAAGTGTTGAATTTACAACGATATAGTGGAGGAATTAAAATTATGGAATTAAAAGTAACAAACATGGAAGAACTAAAAAAGATGGCGGAATATGATGTTATAAAATTACCTAGATTTAAGGCTGAGATACCTTTTAATGTTAAAGTTAAGAGGGTATCTCTTTTAAATTTAGTTAGAACTGGTACAATACCTAATAAACTTTTAAGTGCAGCAGAAGAGTTGTTTTATGGTAAACAATCTAGCAAGGGTGTTGACTTAAAACAATTAACTGATGTTATGTTTATTATGGCAGAAAATGCGTTAGTGGAACCCTCTATTAAAGATTTGGAGAGTGTAGGATTAGAATTAACCGATGAGCAAATAGTATCTTTGTTTAATTATACACAAGAAGGTTTAAAAGACTTAGAATCCTTTCGTGAAGAGCAGAAGGATAATGTCAGTGATAGCGATAAGCAAACAGTACAAGAAAAGGCCGAGTGAAATTATAGGCATAATCAATGATTATGAGGCTTTTTGCTTTGATGAGGCGTGTATTTATATATTAGAACAAATTAGTAAAGAGGGTAGTAAAGAGCCAAAATTCATGGATGATGAGCAAAGAAATAAAACAAATAATAATGATGTGATTGAGTGGTTACAAGGTAATAATAAGTAATCACTCTTGTTTTATTCCCTAAAATAGGAGGTGAAAATACGTGGCAGTAAATGTAGGTAGTGCTGTTGCATACTTAACTTTAGACCGCAGCGGGTTTGCAAATGGACTAAGAAGTGCGGGTGCAGATTTAAGAAATTTTACTAGTGGTACAGATGGAGTCGGAAATAAAATTAAAAGTTTAGGGAGTTCAATATCAGCTACGGGTGCAACTTTAACCAAAGCCGTTACTTTGCCAATAGTTGGAGTTGGTGCGGCAGCAGTTAAAATGGCAAGTGACTTTGAAACTTCTATGGCAAAAGTATCTACAATAGCGGGAGCTAGTAAGCAAGAACTATCAAGTATGAGAGAAGAAATATTAAAAACATCTTCTGATATGGGTATGGCAGCTAAAGACTTCGCAGAAGCAACATATGATGCAATTTCTTCTGGGATTAGTAAAGAAAATGCCGTCGGATTTACCAAAGATGCTGCCAAACTGGCGAAAGCCGGATTTACAGATGTTACGGTGGCAACTGATGCTTTAACTTCCACTATTAATGCTTATGGTAAAAGTGCCAAAGACGCTACGGATATAAGTAATCAGCTTATAGTTGCCCAAAATTTAGGTAAAACCACAGTTGATGAAATGGGAAGAAGTTTAGGTAACGTTATTCCAATATCTAGTGCATTAGGAGTTAAAACAGAGGAACTATTTTCTAGCATAGCCGTATCAACTGCCCAAGGTATCAAGACGGCCGAATCCATCACAGGATTAAAAGCTGCAATGTCTAATATAGTAAAGCCAAGTGAAGAGGCCAAAAAAGCGGCTGAAACATTAGGAATACAATTTAACGTTAGTGCGGTTAAATCTAAAGGTTGGATAGGATTTTTACAAGAGGTTAAGGCGAAATTGGAGCAATCTGCACCGGCATATACTAAAAAACTTGATGAAGTTAATAAATTAAAAGCGGCAATATCTGGAGCAGGAGCAAGTAGCAAAAAATATAGTGAAGAGATAGAAAAAGAAAGAGATAAAATTTCTAAGCTTAGAGAAGAAAAAAAGAATCTAACAAGCAAGGACAAAAATCGTAAGAAAGCTATAGATGCTGAAATAGAATCTACACAAGAACATATCAAAACATTACAAAAGCAATCAAAAGCTGAAAAAGAAGGCACGGCAAACGTACAAGCAATGAAAAAAGAACTAAATGCCAAAGAAAAAGAGTTAAAAATGTTGGAGCAAACATCTGGAGATACTCTTAGTGCTTTTAGTATGATGTTTGGTAGTGTAGAAGGACTTAATACCGTAATGTCTTTAACTTCTAATAGTGGATCTAAATTATACAATGAAAGTATGAAACAGATGAAAGAGAATGTCAACGCAGTGGATGATGCTTTCAATAAAATGATGGATACACCAGAAGAGAAATTTAAAAAAGCTAAAGAAACATTAAAGGGGTTAGGAATAACAATAGGTGGATATTTGCTACCACAAGTTATTAAGGTTTTAGAAATTTTTACTAAATTAATTCAGAAAATACAACAGTTACCCGATCCAGTTAAAAAATCTATAGTGTCGTTTATGGGGTTTGCAGCAGTAACAGGGCCGATAATGCTATTAGGTGGAAAACTTGTAGGTACTGTAAGTGGAATAATAAAAACAGTTTCAAAGCTTTCAGAACTCACTAAAATCTTCTTAAGCGTTGGAAAGGGTGTTAAAACTGGAGTTGGACTTATTACAAATACTTTTAAATTAATACCAAAGGCCGCGGGAATATTTAAAATGTTACCGGCGTTAATTACGCCTCATACAGCAATAGTAGTTGGCGCAATATTAGCTATTGGATTTATAGTTTATGAAGTTATAAAACATTGGGATAAATTAAAAGCAGCAGCCAAAGTATTTGGGGATTTCATAAAGGGAATATTTTCTGGAATAGGCGATGCGTTAAAGTGGATTATGGGTGGATGGAAGTTACTTATAGATGCCTTTCTAGATTGGGGAAAAGAAAAATTAAAGAATATAGCTGATGGATTTATGAGTGGGATCAATAAAATAAAAGGTCTATTCAAGGGTAAAGGTAAGGAACTTGGTAAAGGTATAAAGGAAGGTTTCGAGGAAGAACTAGACATACATTCTCCAAGCCGAGTTTTTATTGGTTATGGTGGCTTTATCGGAGAAGGACTTATACAAGGATTAGATAAACAAGATGATTCCATAACAAATAAATTTACTGGCCTTGCAAATAAAATTAAAAACTTAGGGAATGTTAAGCCAAATTTCACAGGATTAAATGATATGGCACTTAGTGGAGCATATGGCGGTAGATATGGAGTTAGTAGTATTAGCAATAGTAACAAACAACTTAACTTTAATCCAACAATAAATATGCACGTTAATATATCTGATACTGGAGCAAATGGCACTGAACAACTAATACAAGAAGTAAATAGCATGGGGCAAGTAGCATTAAAAAATGGATTAGTGGATTTGTTTATGCACGATGCAGTAAGAAATTAGGGGGTGTTATAATTGGAATTTAATTTAGTTTTAAAATATGATAATGGAATAGATACAGGAGCAACAATAACCAATTATAAACCTCCCACTCCTGTTACTTTAAGAAAAGGTAATAAGAGTTTAACAGGTTATACTGTATTTCAAGATGCAGTTAAAAGTGATACTTTAATCAAATTTAGTGTAGCATTTGAAACTCATACGCCCGATCAGATTGTACAGTTCAAGAACTTTAGAAATAAGTATACTGAAAGATTTATTTTTATAGATGAATTTGGAACAGAGTATAGAGGATATTTTCAAGGTAACTTTGATTTAGATACACCCATAGAGGGTGATATATACTATATTAGTTGTGAGTTGTTATGTCCATGTGGAATTGAAGGTTGGGCGGGTGATTCAAGTGAGTTATAAACTAGAAGTAATAAAGAAAACTAATGGTGAGAAATATACTTTTAAAAGATTATTTTTAAGTGCAAATGTAGATAGAAGAATAGATATGGGAGCCACTCAAGCCACCTTTAGAATTAGTAACACGGCACCTATAAAATTAACTGATTTCGGTGGTATAGATGGAATATTGGATAACTCCAATAGAGTGAATTTTTATTGGAACGATGAGTTGCAATTCACAGGTATAATTAAAAATTATAATATAAAGGCTAGTGAAGAAGTTATTGAAGTAATTGCTAGGGATGACTATAGTAAATTGCTTAGAGCAATAGATCCGTGTACACCTTACTTAATTTATAAAGATGTAATGGCAAGTTCAATGGTGGAAGATTTATGTAAAAGGGCCGGTCTTAAGGTTGAAATAAAGATGGATGAAATACAAGATTATAAAATAGAAAAAGAAATGAAAATTAAATATGATACTCAATTTTCGGATATTATAGAAGAGGCTATAACCACAATGGAGGCTAAAGGCGTTATGACTAAAGATGGAACTTTAGTGGTTTGTAAGCCATATCCATATTATCTAGCATCAGATGTGTCAAATAATATTAGGTATGATTGGTATTATGAAGATTTTCGTAAAATAGCTGATGCTGATAGCAAAAGAAGTATAGACACAATGTATCCAAGACTTTTAGTTAGATACAATGAAAAGATTTATAACGTATATGAAGAAGTAAAAATGAGGTTATACTTAGGTGGGGAAAATAGATTCACAGAGGTTGAAACTGTACTAGCAGATACAGAAATAAAAAGAAGAAGAATAGCAAACAAGCAGTTTTTAGATATGTGGCGAAAAAACACAAACTTAGACATAATAGCCACAAAGGCTAATCCTAAGTTGAAATTAAGGGATGTAATAAGAACAAAGATTAAAGATGATTATTTAGGACATTACATGGTTGTGGGAATAAACACTAGTTTTTCTCAAGATAATGTAAGCGATCAAATTGCTTTAGAAGGTATGAGAGAAAATACAAATTTAGCAATCTTAAGTACTGGCAATTATACTATAGAAGAAAAAGTCGGTACAAGTAAAAATGAAACTTATGAAGATGTAAAAGAAAATGTATTAGAAACATTTACTATAAACAAAACTGGAAAGATAAAGTTAGGCTTTGTAGATATAGAAAAGCAACCCTATTTAGAAATTAAGGCTTTCTTTAACTCTTTGATTGAAACTAAACACTATGATTTAGTCATACAAGATCCAAATAAGAGTTATTATGGGTATAAACAACAAATATTAGGTGATTCAGAAAATCCTATAACTAAGACAGAATTAAACAGTTGTATGAGTATTAGTTATAGCGGTTGGAGTGGACAACCGGAATATTTTAAACTTAATAAACCTATGCCCGGAAGATGGTATATATATTTACAAAGCGATACTGTAGATGAATATAATGCTAATATAAGTGTTAATATACCTTGGAAGAAGGTGAAAATAGATGAAATTTAATGACTTTAGAGTGCCCGTAGAATATATAGTAGATCAATATTGGAGAAAGAAAAATTTAAAAAATAATGTATTTTTTAATTCTGCAGAAGAAATAACAAGTTTACCAGAATATCCAGTAGATATTGAAAGGAATCCCGATACTAAAAAGGTAGAGAAAATAATTTATGATAAAGACGGGATTTTGGAATGGTCGGAAGAACTTCTAAGAGATTGGAACAATAAAGTTACTAGAATAAAGGTCACTTTACCAGATGGAGAAATTAAGTATATTGATTTAATAAGGGATACTTTAGGAAAAGTACTTAGAGTGGAGATGAATTAATATGGGATTGCCTAGCTATATAATTAATTTTGATGAACTTTCAGATCTTATTAAGGATTATTTGCAAAATGGTATAGATGTTGATATTGCTAGTTTGACCTTTTCAACTGAAGAAGTGGAAAAGTTATTAAGTGAAATAAGTTCAAAGATCCAAGGTGTAGATTATACAAATCTTATTGCTGCATTAAATGCTTTGGGTGCGAAATTAGATGCTTTAAATGGTAATCTAGGAATAAGCGGAACTCAAAAGGTCTATGGTGAAATGTTGGAAGTTATTTCAACAAGTGGGGCATATGAAATTAAATTCACGGCACCGGCTAAGGGGAGGATTACGGGTATAACCTACAGTCTAAGTGCTTGGAATCATGAAGATAGTTGGGATCTATTAGTGGGCACTACTAAATTGTTCACAAAAGTTAGAACCAAAGAATATGGTGAGCATAAACATTTTAATGTATATTACCCTATAACCGCCGGTCAAGATATTCGCTTTGTATATAACAATACAAGTGGATCAAGCTGCATTGTGTGGGTTGATTTTAGTGTATTGGAGGATTAAGGGTTATGGGTTTACCTAAGTATGTGCTTAATTGGGATGAATTAACCGCCCCTTTAAAGAAAGAGTTATTAAAATTAATAGATGATGCAATAAAAGATAAGTACCCCGAAATAAATACCGATAACATTGAGGCTGATTTGGAGGCCATTTTAGAGCTTTTACCATCGGATCATTACGAGGATCTTAAAAGGAAAATTGATGCTTTTATTTATAAAAATATCGTAGGTATTCAAAAGATTGAAGGTGTGTATTTAGATATACCACCACTTGTAAAAAGCACTCAGCACGATTTTAAATATGATAAAGATGTGTATTTAACAGGGTTACACGTGGATCAAAACGGATGGAAAAAAGAGGATCGATGGCGTTTGGTGATTAATAAAGTACATTTAATGAAAAATGTAGCAACTAAAGAAGTGGGAGAGCACAAATTTTTTAATACCTTTTACAAGGTAAATGCTAATACTCCCATTTCTTTTATTTTGGATAACAATAGCGGCAATAGTAGGGAAATCATGCTCGACTTAGAGTATATCGAGGGGGATGAGATTACAATTAATCCACCATCGACCGATTTACCTCCATCGGGTTCAACAATCCTGTTCTTAGATGTTAGTGGTAGTATGTGGGGTCTATGCGACCAAATGTCAAACTTAATGGTTACATTCTTGCAGAACTTATCAGAAAGCGACACAGTATCAGTTTGTTTTGTATCGGGTATAGATGATAAGCATACTAAGGGGACATATTTTTATGAAAAACATGATTTCTCCAACAAAGATAAGGCTATGGAATTTCTAGGAATATCATCCAATATACCTAAAAAAACGGGTGGAACTTATGACATAGTTACAGTAAAGGCCGTTTTAGATTACAATCTCAATAAGTTTACAAATTACGTATTCTGCACAGACCAACTACTTGAAAGCGCTCCTCGATCAGACTTCAAAACTAAATTGATTTCATTTTTTACAGAGAAGCAAAATGTATATAGTATACCTACCGAACCTAGTTTTATATATTATTGGGATGATGTATTCAACAATACGGGATTATTTAAACCGATTAAAATTTAAAGGAGTGAAATAAATGGCAGAAAATTTTTATTATGTAGAAGGTAATTCAAGTGTTAAAAATTTAGTTAAAACATTAGTAACGGAGATCACTCAAAATGCGGGGATATATAATTGGGAGTTAGTTTATCCCGCAGCAATCACAGACATTGGAGCACTAACGGATGGGGTAACAGTTAATTTAATAACCGATGAAAGTACAACCTCATTGGTTCAAACCAAGTATAACGTAGGTGGTGCGAATGATAAATGCATATTAAAAGCCAATACAAGCACTGGAAAGTCATTCTATCTTAAGATTGATAGGTTAATGGCCGACTTATCCCAAGCCGAAAAACAAGCATTACTTGATTTCAAAGAGTTGCACAGTTATTTTAATGGTGTCGGTACCTCTCATAGAACAGATGCAGAAGTGTTGGAAGTTATGGCGGGTGTATCTCCAAAATGGAGTAAATCCGGTGATTATGATGTGTATGTTAGTGCTAAGACTAAGAGTAACGCGATAAATAACATCGTAATGCAAATAGGTACAGAGTTAAACGCAGCGGGTGATGATCTTGTAATCGACAAAGATTATGTGCATCGTTTAGCTTGGTACAGAAAAGTACAACCCAATATAAAAGATTTTTTACCTGTTCAATATTGGATAAATGTAACAAAAGACAGTATAAATTTAATCTTAAGAGGCGATCCATCCGCAGACGTTGCGCCATATTCGAACTATTTAACAAGCTATGCGTATATTGGAGCACTTAAGCCAATTGAAGATTCAGCGACAACAGATGACATTTATAATTTTGGCATTACTACAAGTTCAGACGTTGAGCCACCATATAGCCAATCTTACGGCGAAAGAACGGCAACAGGGATCACCGATATTTGTATGGTGGCGAATAAAATCGGCTTACCTTACCAACCTCATTATCCCGCATTTTACGCAACTAATCCATTTATGGACAAATGCAACGTTGAAGGATCAAGATGGAATCACAAGAAACACCAATTTTCCGATATTACATTGGTTCATCCGGTGGATATGGAACGAGGTAAAATGATTAATGTCCTTGCCGGGGATGCATCAAGTATCTATGATATGGACAAGTTAGCATATAAAAAAGATACAACAGACGAAGAATATTATAAAAAATTCAAAATTACAGCACCATACCACTTCTTGAATAATAGTGCCAATGTAAATTATTGCGTAGCGATAAGATGTTATAAGGCAACACAATAAAAGTAGGTGATTTAATATGCCCTTACATAATGTTATTCCCTTATGTGATTTTAAGTATGTGAGGGATATTTCCTCTAGTGGAACCTTTTATTATGATACTACCACCAAGATCAATAAGGATGATACCCAAAAGACAACGAGTATCGATCGAGTAACAGAGATTGAAAAGGTTGTCGTTAGAAAGTATATGTTTAGGGATCTATTCGAAATTGAAAAATGTATGGTTAAAAAATCATTATTGGCAAATACCAAAGAAATTAATATCCAGCATAGTCGAACATTTCGCAGAGAAACACCAGAAATCCAGAGAACAAGCTTGAAGACATTGACTAAACCCGATATTAAATTAAATAAGGCCACATCTATCGAATTGAAACCGCCGTTACGTGAAATAAACATGGTAGCATCAAAGGAATTTGAGAACGTAACACCTTTATTAATGGAGTGTTTACAAGGCGTTAAATTCATTAATATACATCAGTTGGCCGGTTTGAATAAATGCAGCAACATAAACGTTGAAATAGATCGAAACGGTAAGTGTGATATATACAATGCCCACGAAACCTATTTAGGTGCTGAATCACCGATTGAAGTTTCAAAGGTTAAAGTTTGGAATATATCCAAAGGTGACCCTTTTAATATATCAAAAGAAAAACACGGGCCATTATTGGATGTATTACAGAGTGGAGAAATCCGCAAATATAACGAGGGCCATTGTATTGATCGTATCGCTGAATCTGAGATCATCAAGGATCATACAATCAACAGGGTTGAAAGAGTTAATAATAAGGATATTGGCCGCGATGAATCACAAAGGTTGATTATGAATGAAAATATCGAGGATATTACAATCCATGATTCAACCAAACTAATTACTAACGAGGCCATTGTATTGATCGATCAACATGTGGGTGCGGCAGATCTTGAAAGGATCGGCGAAAAGCTTATGGATAAGGACACAAGTATGCACCTTTTCTATAGAATGGCGAACCAAGATATTGACCGTATAAAAGAATATAAGTTAATGCAACCACTTAAGATGTTCAATATTTCAAAGAGCACCAGAAGACTTTTCACAAGGCTACAAAATACTAATATATCTAAGATCAGTAATGATTATGTGGATAGGATGCATACAACGGATATATTTAAGATCCAAGAGAAGTACGCGGATCGAATATACATTAAAGATGCAGTTAAGGCTGATTCCATTGGCCTAAATGATATGATAGTTACGCAAGTATATAAAGAGTATCAAAAACCAATCCTTAACCTAAGTGTTGATGATATTTATAAAGAAAGATCAATATCCTTAAATGGAACTTTGATAAAGGAAATAGAGTTACCACGTGAAAATAAATTCATTGAGGTAACAAAACGTTGGTGGTGGTTAAATGATACATCATTAAAGGATCATTTAATCGTACCTAATAAAGATTATGGCCAAATGGCATCACTATTAAATAATTATAAGTATGAATACTTAAGATATACTAACCATCCGATTGAGTGGGGCCAAGATTGGGGTAAAGATGCAAATGTCCCACCAGCTTCAATATCAATTGAAATTATGGTGGATATAGTAAACATTATCACTATGATATGGCATAAAAATGTACAAGGTTGGTTAAGTGTAAGCGGTAAAGAGGCAGTACAATTACTTATGGAATTACTTTACGATTGGTACTCCATGAGTACATCATATCCGAACCATAGTTATTATAGGGCCTATAGGTGGATACGTTGGGAGGCAGAAAAGGTGTATTTCTTGGATACTACGAGCGGCCTTCAAGCTATTGGAATCCTAGTAAAAAATTTAAGGGAATATTTAAAATGGCATCACTTTAACCGTGTACCAATTTGGAGAAACCCAAAGGCCATGGATGAGGAAAGAAATTACAATAAATTGGCCCAAAATGCCGATTTAATGACACCTTTGGATAAAAACAAGGGTAAACGTCATTATTTCATTGAAAGCCAAAATTTTGAGAAGAAAAATAAACTCATACAAGAGTTAATTTAGGAGGTACTTATATTATGTCAGTATTAACAAGTACAATTGATTTTAAGAAACCACGTCAAAAGATGTGGGGAATAATCAAGGGAAAAACGTTAGTTAGTTTACCATATGGATATGTAACCGATGCAAGTGGAAAGTTAATTTCCGGGTATGCTACAAATTGTTATAATGATGCACTAGAACAGGCGCATGACATATTGGCCAACGGTACGGCTACAAAAGATATACAAGTTGTTGAGTTTGTACCATATGACTTCTTAATGACACCTAATGTATAGGGGTTGATCTTATGAAACTATTAAAAGTTAAAAATGGATTATTAGAGGCCGAGAATTTTTTCTTGGCCTCACCTTTTGGTGATTTCGCCGGGAGTGCTAACGTAACGAGAGATATTTCAACAGGTAAGCTGCAATTAATATCTAACGATATCAAGATAGAAAGAAAATTTGAATTTACTGATTTCGTGATCGAACTCGAAAAAGAGAATTTCGATAACGTGGATGTTGGCGATTTCTCAATGATATATCTTGGCAATGATAACATTTCTTTCGGGATCAAAGACAAAGATCCACTTAATCAAAATAAATATTGGAAGATCTTAAGGGAAGATGGTTACATACAAGCTTATTCAAGTATGGATGGAATAAATTACACTAATGTAGGTGGGATGAGTTATGCCGAGCCTTTATTAAAACAAGGTTTTAGGAAGTTAAATAATAAACCGTTTATACTTGATAGTTATAAGGTATATCGCGGCCCATATGTTACTGTGCAGAACTTTCCGGAAGATACAATATGCGAGTTATACGATTCAAGCAACAATCTATTAAAAACGAGGATATTTGATGCCACAATGGAATGTAATATCTTCTTAGATTATAACAATTTAGATGGTTATTTAGTATTTAAAGACCCGTTAGGGTCTATTTTATTTACTAGTAATAGTATTACTTTTGGATATGGTGATGTTTGGGTGTTTAGTCCTTACAATTTTGAAATTACATACCTTGGTAATGTAGTTGGTAATATGGCACCAGCATTACTCCAAGATCTTGATGAGGTAATCAATATTAAGAATATTGGTAGTGTTGCATATACGGGGATCGTAATTGGTACACAAACAAGCGGAAATGACTTGATCGAACTTAGTTTGGATGGCTTAACTTATTCTAGTACCATAACACTGGATTTTGCGATCGATGAAGAAAAACAGATCTATGTGAAAGTAACCAAAAACGCAGCAAATAACAGTTTTTACGTTAGAGATTTTCAATTAGTAATTAACTAGGAGGTAGGCCAATGAGTGAGTTTTTTAGTGTAAATACGAGTGCAACGATCATACTTGATGATAGTACCACATCAAGATCAACAACATGGAGCAGCGAACAGATCTATGAGGCCATTATAAATTATTCCGGTGCGAGTGGATCGGGAGGGGGTTTTAAATATATGGAATTAAACGATGTTATATCCTTAAAGGCGGGAGAAACAATCCAAAGGGATTATGACTTGGGTGATGAATCAATGATAGTCACAACCGTATATTTAGATATTGAAGATGGCAGCAACTTTCAATTCAAAATCACGGATAAGGTTGTGGATGGATTTTTATTGTATGATACCGGTCGAGTATCCCATTACACCGATAGTTTATTCATTCCATACAAAGATAAAGAGCCGACAACATCAAATAAGCTGCATACTGAACTAACTAACTGGAATCTAAACGCACCAGTAGTATTGAATTTAAAAATATTAGGCTTGGAGGTTAAAGTGTAATGCTAACAAAAACAGAATTTATAATGTTATTTACTAGATTAATGAGCGGTGAAACTGTATCCGATGAGGATTTCAATAAAATCATCGATATATTAAAAATGCAAAGGTTAGTGGGTTGGGATTATATGAAGGATGATACGTTAAGCCAAGTTCAAAATCTATTAAATATAATATGTGAAAACTCAGCACATTTTTATGAAACATACTTAGGACAATAAGAGGGGGTAAACCATGATAGTAAAAGGAACGTGTCAAAAACAAGATTTATTACAAGCGATACATGATGCCATATTAAGTGCCGGATCTAACTGGACAGAGATTTCAAGTAATAAAACAAATGATTTTAAATGGACAGGTACCATGAACGATGGTTATGTTTTTAAAAGTCCACCTATAGGAACAAAGGGTCAAAGTGTAATTTTAAACTTAAAGAGTATAGATTTAAGTGTTGTAACAACATCCGCGGCGGCGGGTAACGGTGGAAACCATTTTCTTATTTGGTTAGCAGATGATTATGTACCAAACGCCACAAATGGGATAAATGGAACCTTTACAAATAAGGGGGGGTTTCAAGGTTGGTGTTTTTGCCAAAGTGATAATATAAATTGCACCCCAACATCATTATTTGATTATATTGTTGATATTGAAGATCACAGAATATTGATTGTAATTCAAAGGCATTTAGCAACAACTCTGACTTATCCTCAATTTTTATACCTTGGTTATCCCGATCCAACAACTAACATCGAGGGATCAAATTACACAAACCAGTTTATAGTTGGTTCTAATATTTATAATAGCAATCCCGGTAATGGGGTGGGGAATGCATATTGGCATAAAGCATCTAATGGTTTATACAATAAAATCGCCGGAACAATTTGTAACTTAAATGGGTCTAACCCAAATCCCATGGGATTATATTTATTAACTCCTATAACAGTTACTGGAGATGGTGGAACGGGTTTAATTAACTCCGGCCCACTTGGGGTATTAAGCGGTTTATATGGTTTGCCAAATACTAACATTGTTAACGGTGACACTATTACCATTGGATCTGACACATATCAAGTGTTTGCCCTTTCGCAATATGCAATCAACGCCGGTGCAAGTATTGGTCTTTTGGGTGCGGCTATAGGGTATTACAATGGAGTTGTTCCGTCAGTTATTGCCGTTAAAACAAATTAAGTGAGGTGATCTAATATGGCCAACTATGATGGCTTAATTGCGAGTAAAGGAATGATCTTGGTAACAGTAAGGAATAATAACAAAGTTGGAACCTTAGTGACTTCACCTTTAATTATTGGCGGCGTAAGATCTACGGTTAAACAAGGCCTTGATCTTAATAATTATAATTTTGTAAGGTTCGAGAGAATACCTAAAGAAAGAGTATTAAACAGATTTAAAAATCTAGGCGGCAACGTTAGATATTAAGGGGATCTTTTAGATTCCCTTTTTATATTACAACAGATTAAAAATGAAGGGTAGTGATGGGATGGATCAGCAAGAAACAATCCAAGATATAAGAGAAAGATTAGTTAAAATTGAGGTGCTTTTGGGTAATATGTCAGATGCAATGAAATTACAATTAAGCAATTTGGAGGATAAATTAAAAGTAGCCAACCACAGAATTGACGATTTAGAAAAGAATAATACTTGGATGTGGAGAACTGTTGCCGGTAGTCTTATAGTGGCAGCCGTAGGGATATTATTAAAATAATTGGAGGGAATTTTTATGGAAATTAACCTAATGGAGTATGTAGTTGACCAATCTCTTATTTTAATACCAGTATTATATATACTTGGTAGAATGTTAAAAAACACTAACAAAATTAAAGATTGGTGCATACCTTGGATCTTACTAATTGTGGGTGTGATTGGGGCCATAGCTTTAATGGGAGTTAATATAAATGCAATCATCCAAGGTGTATTGGTTACGGGAGTAACTGTATATGCTAATCAGTTATTTAAACAGAGTATTGATAAAAGGGAGGAATGATCTATGTCTTATATAAATGATTTTATAAATAGTGTCAAAGATGGAGCTATAGCTTCAATGAAAGCACATGGAGTACTAGCAAGTATAACAATTGCACAAGCCATATTAGAAAGTAATTGGGGAAACAGCACATTAGCCAAAGAAAGTAAAAATCTATTCGGTGTAAAAGCCATAGGGGGATGGATAGGATCAAAGAAAAGTTATGCAACTTATGAATATTATAATGGTAAGAAAACCTTAATAAATGATTATTTTAGGGTGTATAACAGTTTTGCTGAAAGTATAGAGGATCATGCACTATTCTTAGTGAATAATTCTAGATATAATCAGCATGGATTTTTCTCAGCAAAGGATTATGCAGGACAAGCAAATGCTTTACAGAAAGCAGGATATGCAACTGCTCCAACTTACGCAAAGTCGCTTATCAGTTTAATAGAGCAGTATGGACTAAATAAGTATGATAATATAAAAAATAGCTTCATTAATATAGATGGTGGAGCTTATGCATGTTACAGAGGTGGAGCATCTGGGATAAATCTTATAATTAGAGATTATTCAAATGACATTATAAGAGTCTTTGCATGGGTGGACTCTGATAAAGGATCTTCATGGGCATTTGACTTAACACCTTTAAACTTTAACTATACTTTATTAAAAAAGAATACTAGTAAGGTTATAACCACAAGAAACGGTGGATATAGCTTCTCCAAAGGTTCTACCTATAAAATAGTAGTTAGAGGATATAATAAAGATGGGCAGGTTGTAGCAGAAAATCAAATAATTATAAAAGTACCATTAAAGTAA